TTAAGTATCTCCCTTAACTGTCTTTATTATACTACACACGTGTGTATATGTCAAGCCCAAAATGATATTTTTTAGAGATTTTTATGGGATTTTTTCCGCATGGTTGGTTTACCAAAAATTTGGTACGGTATAAGCAGGAGGTGGGGCAAATGTGGCACTCTTACAACGCAAACCCAGACGAGAAAAATGTCGGGGATTGCGTTATCAGATCCATTTGCACCGCCATGAATGTGCCGTGGGAAGATGCCTATATAGGCGTATGTGCCCATGGGCTAAAGCTCCACGATCTCCCGTCGGCTAACCGTGTTTGGGGTGATTACCTCAGACAGCAGGGCTATACACGGCACGCCATGCCGAATACCTGCCCGGACTGCTACACGGTGGCGGATTTTACGGCGGATCACCCAACCGGAACTTACGTCCTAGCGCTTCCCAGCCATGTTGTATGCGTTCGGGATGGAGACTGGATCGACACATGGGACAGCGGCGACGAGACACCCATCTACTATTGGACTAAGGAGGGATAGACATGGCCTATACGCCATACGGTGGCTATAATTTTGGCTACCAGCCTAATATGTATCAGCCAATGCAGAGCCAACCCGCGCAGGATCAGTTTGCACAGTACCGGCAGAACCAGCAACATGGCATGATTTGGGTGCAGGGCGAGTCAGGGGCAAAAAGCTACCTCGTTTCAGCTGGATGTACTGTCCCCCTGTGGGACAGCGAGAACCAGACGGTCTACATCAAATCCTGCGATGCGTCGGGTATGCCCTCAATGCGAATCATCGACTATACGGAGCGCGTACAGGCTCATGGTCAAGCCCCGGCGGCGGCTCCTAAACTGGAGTATGTGACGCGGCAGGAGTATGACGCACTCGCCGCCAGAGTAGACGCGCTAAGTAAAAAGGAGGTTACGCAGAATGCCGAACCCACTGTTTAACGCCCTAGGCGGGAGCCAGATGCCCGGGCCACTGGGCAACTTTACACAGATGATGCAGCAATTCCAGCGGTTTAAGGCAAACTTTAATGGCGACCCTAAAGCGGAGGTACAAAAGCTGTTGCAATCCGGCAAAATGTCGCAGCAGCAATTAGACCAGCTCCAAGCGGCTGCGAAGCAGTTCCAGGCGTTGCTGGGCAATAAGTAAGCAATTCCGGCCAGAATTGACATAAATCAAAATTTTGAAAGGGGGAGACAAAATGTCTCTGACAACTAGCGAGATGACCCCTGCTGATATCGCAGCTGTGACCAACAACGGCGGCAATAGCGGCTGGGGATTCGGTGGCGACGGCGCATGGTGGATTATCATCCTGTTCCTGTTCGTTTTCTGTGGTTGGGGCGGCAATTGGGGCAACGGCGGCATTGGTGGCAACGGCGCGGGTGCCGTTGATGGATATGTGCTGACCTCCGATTTTGCCAACATCGAGCGCAAGCTTGACAGTGTAAACAACGGCATTTGCGACGGCTTTTATGCAATGAATACCGGTATGCTTAACGGCTTTGCAAACGTGACCCAGGCTGTTACCGGTGGATTCTCTCAGGCGGAGTTGTCCCGTTGCAACCAGCAGGCGGCGCTTATGCAGCAGCTTAACAATATGGCCATGCAGCAGGCTAATTGCTGCTGCGAGACCAGAGAGGCAATCCAGGGCGTAAATTACAACTTGGCAACCCAGAGCTGTGACACCCGGAACACCATCCAGAATACCACCCGGGACATCATCGACGCGATGAATTGCGGTTTCCGTAGCCTGGATCAGCGTCTGACCTCTCAGGAGATCGCGGCGAAGGATAGCAAGATTGCCGAGCAGAACCAGCAGCTGTTCGCAGCCCAGCTGGCAGCATCCCAGGCGGCTCAGAACAGCTACCTGGTATCTCAGCTCCGGCCTACTCCTATTCCGGCCTATGCATCTTGCAACCCCTGGGCTGCTGGATCGTATACCGGATGCGCCGGTTGCTAACAGCATATAGATCAACTGTTCGGTTACCCCGGACTGTTCGGCTCCTGCCGATAATGATTACGCGGCGGGGATCACACCCCGCCGCTTTTTGAAAGGAGAAAACAAATGGCCGAGTATACAAATAGCAGCGTTGTGGCGGTAGCTGCTGGTCAAAACGTGCCGCTGACGGAGACCGCTGTAGCTGGGAAATCCTGCGTAGTGCACCGGGAAGGCGCTGGTATTGTCACACTGCGTGGCCTGACAAATCAGTGCAAGGCCCGTTATAAGGTCAGCTTTGGCGGCAATATCGCCGTGCCTACCGGTGGCACTGTTGAGGCAATCACCGCAGCCCTGGCGGTTAACGGGGAGGCACTGGCTAGCACCACGGCTACCGTTACCCCTGCGGCGGTGGAGAACTATTTTAACATCTATGTTGCGGCATTTGTCGAGGTGCCGCGTGGATGTTGCGTAACCGTTGCGGCGAGAAATACTAGCACCCAGACGATCAATTTTGCCAATAGCAATCTGATTATTGAGCGTGTGGCATAAGGGAGGGATATATAATGAGTATGCAGGCAATGGACGAGCTGCGGGAAATGCTCTGCAAAGAGCTGGACGAGATCAGCCGGAAGGGCGAGCTTGGAGCCGGTGACCTAGATATCGTGCACAAGCTGACCGACACCATCAAAAATATTGACAAAATCGAGATGCTGGAAGATGACGGTTATAGCCGTGACGGCGCATGGGAGGCCGACATGCGCGGCACTTATGGGCGCGGCAATAGCTACGCCGGCCGCCGGGGAACCCATTATGTCAGAGGGCATTATAGCCGCCGGGGAACTGATGGCTATAGCCGTACCGACAGCATCGAGGCATTCCGTGACCGCGCGCGAGAGATGATGCGCAACGCGACCGGCGAAGAACGCGAAGTGCTCCAGCGCTGCGTGGATGCTCTGGATCGGGCATAGCCCAGGAGGGGCGTATGCTTGATTTGGACGAGATTAACGCCGCCATTCGGGAACTGGAGAACGGTGAAACTACCCTTGCAAATTGCTCTAAACTAGCAACACTGCACACAGTAAGAGACCATCTAATAGAGACCGACTATGCTCCGTATTCCTACGCCTCTGCACCAGTGGTGGCTGTTTCAGGCGATAGCGATTTTATGCGTACCATTTCGGGCCGTAACAATCAGGAAGTAATGGATATCATGGATGATCTTATGGACACGCTCAGGGTATCAATGCCGAAAGCGTATCGCAGCGTGATGGAGCGGCTGCGGAGCATATAAGTAGAGGGGCGGTTATCCGCCCCTCTATTATTTGGTTATAATTGACCGTGAGTACACCAAAGGTTAAATATAGCCAACTAATTCAAAATTTATTTCGCCGTCGTTGCTGACGGAGATTTTTTTAACGGTACGCCTCCAAAACTCACGGCGCTCTGACGGCTCTAAACCACCGTAAACGTTCATCGTGGATTTCAGTGCATCTACATCTATTTGCTCCTTTTCTTCCGGCTCCGGGGCTTCTAACTGCTTTCTGAGCGATGTGTAGTCCTTTACGTATACGTCGCGCTCTATCAAGTCGGACAGGTACAGGTCTTTGAGTTTTTCCATTTTGCGCCTTATCGCCGCCTTGTCTACAGTTGGCTGATTGGATGCGTTCTGCTGGGCGACCTCTACATTGTAGCCGATGCATCCGGATATGATGTGATCTACCATGTACTGCTCCAGATCGTCTTCACGCTCCCGGCGGCGATGGACGCAGGAGCGGCCTGCATAGCTTGGGCACTTGTAGTACACGTATTCGCCACCGTGGACGTGGGACATGGTGCCGGACAGGCGACGACCACACTCGGCACAGAACACTATACCGGTAAATAGATATATATGCCTTTGCGTAAAATCTCCGCTGTGACGGGTGGAACGCTCTGCCATGATGGACTGAGCAAGGGCAAAATCCTGCGGTGGGACGATGGGCGGGTATAACTGCTCACCGTTATCTGCAACGCCAATATACCGCTTATTTTTGAGCATCTGCTTTGTGTTTTTATAGGAGCGGGTGATACCATACTCGGACAGGAGATAGCGCCCAGTTGAGGTGACGGATTGAGTGGCGATAAAATGCCGGAACACATCTCGGACAACAGGGGCAGTTTCAGGGTCTTCCACCAGTTTTCCTTTGACGATTTTTAGTCCAAGCGGTTGCGTGCCGTGATGGCACAGGCCATTCTCCCGCTTATTCTTGTTTATGGTTTTGATTCGTTCTGATGTACGGTCAGCCTCCGATTCAGCAACCGATAGCATGATGTTGACCTTAAATCTTCCGGCGCTAGTCTCTGTCTCATACTCCTCCTCAATCGTTTTCCAGCAGACGCGGTGTTCGTCCAAAACGTCCTGAACTTTATAATATTCTTTGACATTTCGGAACCACCGGTCTAGCTTGGTAAATACAATCATCTCAATTTTATCAGCTCTAACATCGTTCAAAAGCCGCTGCAAATCCGGACGCTTTGATGCTGGCTTTCTGGCTGAGATTCCGGCATCAACGTACACGTCCACTATCGTATGATGGTTTTCGTTTGCCCATTTTTTCAAATTTTCCTGCTGCACCCCGATTGACAAGCCATGTATGGCCTGCTCCTCCGTGGACACTCGCGCATACAGCGCTACACGCATTTTTATTCCTCCTTGATTTTATGGAGGCCCTGCGCTATAATAATTGTGCAGATTCCTCCAAATTGGGTGCTTCCCTTTTTACTCCCCGATATCTGCGTGATGCCCTCGGTGCTCGGTACACCGGGGGCATTTTTTATTTTTTTTGAGGACTAGCCTTTTCGTCCCCTCTCATTGCTGGATTATCCCAATGTTTGGGTGCAGGAAGTCCCATATCAAATAGGACAGTAGCCCGGCGGCAACCAATATAAGCAGCAACGTGGCGATAGCTGCCCAGGTTATCATGATCTTTATCGTCTTAGACTTCCTTTTTATTTCTGCCTGCTGCTCCTCTATGGTGGATTGCATACGGCTGATTTGCTCAGTACGATCTACGATACCCTGCTGACGCTCTTTGTCTATCTCTTCACGGGCAGCCAGCATAACCCTTAGTGCCTCTATGTTTTCCTGCGGCACGGTGTCTGGATTGTATGCATCTCCGATGACCGCACGGGCAATTGCCTGGATCGTTGCAGGTCTGCATTGCTCGGCTGATTCTATCGGAGCCGCCATTACCTTCTGGACAGTGGCTTTGCACACAGATTCCCCAGCTAATTCACACGCATCAACGATCTGCTGGTATGTGATTCCCTTTTTGTCTCTCATGGTTCGGATTTTCCGAATCAACTCGGCTTGATTCGGGGACACGATTTATCACCTCTTTTGTAAAATAGCACCAAAATAGTACAATTATAGTACAAAAACATGGTTAAAATAGCATATAAATGGTATTGTGTGGAAACGAAAACAGTGTTACTATGGTGGCAACAAAGCACTGCGGGAGGTGAGCAACATGAAGCAGTGCCATGAGGATTACCCACCGCCGGAGGTGGAACAATTTATCAAACGACGCAGGAAACCAATCAGAGATAGGAGTTACTGGTAGTAGTGATCGGCTTGCTCTTGCAATAGGGCCGGAGATTTTCCCAAAGGTAGCTCCCGGCAAGCGATCCTTCCGGCACCTCGAATACAATGGTGTTTGCAGTTCCCGGTGCGGACTGCGGCTCGTAATTGAGGATGAAACAATCCACGTTTTTCTTGGCCTTGCTTTTAGTGCTGCCGATGATGGAGCCGACGATTGCCCCAGTGTCACCAAACAGCAACCCACCGGCTACCGCCATGCCAAGGGAGCGATTACCAGCATTCTGTATGTCTTGGGATTTTACAACGCCGCAACTGACAACCTGCTTGAGCTTTAGACGGCTGACGCTGCTTGACCCCTTCCCGGTAATAACCAGCTCCTTGTTGTACATATCAAATACAACCTTTAGTTGCTGCCACTGGGACATCCCAGGCAAGCCCGATATGTGGTTAAAATAGTATGTCGGGCGACGATCCGTGTTTTGGCTGTTAAATAAGCCCATGATTGATTCCTCCTTGTTTCTGATAAAATAATTTTACCAAAAACAGAGAATTTTATCAAGGGCAAAAGAGCACGAAGGGGGAGAAAACGATTGTGCAAATTGTCAAAATGTCCTGATGTTACACACAACCTTGTCTAGACCTTGACTTAACTTCCCGATGTTATCCAAGCGTTTATCCAAGCCATACCATTTTGTTGACATCAACAAAATGGTAAACTGGTCGATTTTAACCAGTTTGAATTGCCCGAATATACAATAAATAAGGAGGCACGTATGAAAGAGGAATACAGAGACGAAATCAAACAGATTATTGATGGGATCACCGATGAACGAGAACTATACCTTATATTATTATATACTCGGTGTGCAGCCGGGTACGCATAGCGAAAGGAGCGGGTTCAACCCGCTCCTTTTTATTTGCCGTCTGTAATGGTTTCTGCGAGGTGGGCTAAGGTTTCCCAATCCTGCTCCGTCCATTTTGCCATAGCTGCAACCAGCCGCCTGCGGAATGTCTCCGGCTCGTCTTTAAGCACAGAATGTAGGAAGCTACTGATTTCCTCGTCTTTAGATTGAGCTATACGCTCGGCCCCTTCTCCAGTTCTGAGCCACTCTTCTCGGATTCCGAACTCACGGCAAATAGACTTTACCGTTTGGTCGGATGGATTATTTATTCCTTTTTCGATGTAACTGCAAGCTGACGCCGATATTCCTATCTTTGATCCAAATTGATCCAGCGTCATTTTTGCGATTTCTTTACGGACGTGCTTAATTCTCGCATTTATCATATCTCCTCACCTCCTTAAACCTAATATACCACTCTCCATGGAAAAAATCAAGTAAAAAATCAATTTAATTAAAAATAATGCTTGACATTTGGATTAGATTGATATATACTTAAATCACATTAAATAACACAACACAAAATTACATGGGGGTAAGCACATGGACGATTTAACCCTAGAGGGCTTGTTAAAGGGACACCGAATGATAACCGATGATACCAAGATCATCATCCGGGACGCCATGAATACAAAGGTTGTGGCGGTCGGTAATTGGTTTGAGGACAGCATAATGGAGCAAATGGACAAGCCTATTTCGTGCCTTGGCTATTATGCAATAACAAACCGGCTGCACATCATCCTAAAATGAGGCCCTGAGCGGTGAGCCTTAATCGCCGCATCCCATAAATCCCACCGAAAAGGAGGCTATAACATGAGCGAGAAAGAGAAAAAGATGGCTGACACCATCAAAAAGGCACTGCCGAAAATGACCGACTTTGATAAGGGTTACTTTTTGGCAAAGGCTGAATCCGCTATGGAGGAGGCTATGAAAAAGGAGACCGAGCGCCATGACTGATGTAAAACTCACCCAGGCGCAGGCTCAGTACATTTGGGATGTCCTGGCAGACATCTGGGGCAGAAAACACGGGGTAAAACTTACTGTGACCGTCACCCCAAAGGAGGGAGAATGAACGCGCCGTGTAAGGATTGCCCAGAACGGCATTCCGTATGCCATGATACCTGTGAGCGCTACCAAGCGTTCCACCAGGAGCGGGTAGAAATCAGCCGGAAGCGGCAGATGGACATCATCCGATACCGGGACGATAAAAGATGGCACCCCAGGGCAATCCGGGGTGAACAATAAAAATGGAGGAATCTGCATGAAAAAGTACGAACTTGCTAGCGAGGCTAAGGTAGAGTGTGGTGTAACGCTGCACCAAATCCGCGCTCTGGTTGATATCGAGCGCTATGGAGTAAAAGCTGGTGACTTGGGTGGCTGGATTGAGAGTGAGGCCAACCTGGATCATAAGAGCGAGGCCTGGGTGTCCGGCGAGGCCCAGGTGTTCGGCGAGGCCCGGGTGTTCGGCAAGGCCAGGGTGTCCAAAACAGACCATGTATTGACTGTTGGGCCGATTGGAAGCCGTGACGGTACGACTACATTCTTCCGCGCGAAGTTTTCGGATGGCTTTGCTATCTCCGTTTGCTGCGGATGCTTTTATGGCACGGTGGATGAGTTTCGGGGCAAGGTTAAGGCGACCCACGGTGACAGCAAGCACGGCAAAGCATACCAACTTGCCGCAGACCTTGCAGAGACTCAGATTGAGCTTGATGAGGAGGAGCTGTGATGGCGACGTATTATTCCGATGATCCCATTGCGGATTTCGGCCGCTGGGATCGGGATCAGCAAAAATTGCTGGACAAGCTCCCGAGATGCTACGCCTGCGATGAGCCCATACAGGACGATGTTTGCTATTGTTTCAATGGGCACAAGTATTGCCTGGACTGCAAGGATGCAGCCGCAGATGATATCCTGCCCGAGTTTTTGGAGGCGACGGTATGATTGGCCCCAATTCTGGAGTGTCGCGGTACATCACCGGCACCTACACTGTCAAGGTGCATTTCCCGGTTGATCTGCGGGGGAATGTTTATCTAAATTGCCGCCAATGCAAGTACTTCCGGCGCACATCGAGCACCTGTGGGCTTAATAGTGAGGTCTGCGAGTTTCCTGATCAGTATCGTGGATCATGCTGCCCACTGACTTTTGATATTGTGGAGGACAAAGATGGAGGTTAAATTTCGCACACTGCGCCCCGATGAAATTGAGTGCCGGGTAAAACAGATCACCAACGATTATCTGGTGATTCTGCTCTACAAGAATTCTCGGGTGGACATGGACTTGATGGATGAGACCGTCGGCCCTATGAATTGGAGCCGGAGGCATTGCAGAGACAATGCCAACTGCGTGGTCAGCATCTACGATGCAGACAAGCGCGAGTGGGTATCCAAGGAGGACACCGGCACCGAGAGCAACACCGAAGCTGAGAAGGGCCTTGCCTCTGACAGTTTTAAGCGTGCGTGTGTCAACTGGGGCATTGGCCGTGAGTTGTATTCCGCGCCGCGAATCTATGTGAAATCGACCGACTGCAACGTCGGTCAGGGCCGGAATGGCAAGTCCGTGTGCAAGGACAGTTTCAGCGTCTCGCGCGTCAACTATAACGACGCGCGGAAGATTGACCAGCTGGAGCTTATCAATAATCGGACTGGCAAGGTAGTCTTCTGCTTCCCGGCTGCTCCCAAGCAGCCGGACAAGCCCACACCTCCCGCTCCGCCACCGGCTGTGGTCAAGTGCAAGGACTGTGAAAAGCCCATTACTGATGTGACCTGGGCAAACGGCACCCAAACCAGTGCCAAGACTATGGTCAACAAGACCATTCAGATATACGGCGTGCCGCTCTGCGGCGACTGCTACACCATGAGACGTGCGAAGGAGAAGACCGATGGAAACCAGAGCTGACCGGATCAACTGGTCTATTGACCAAGACGGCACGTGGCTCCATCTCCTGGTCACGGACGGCCAGGAAGCCCGGGCATACGCCGAGAGCGCGGACAAGCCCCAGCGGGTCAAAATCACCCGCTGGCGGGACAAGCGGAGCCTATCCGCCAACGCATACGCCTGGACGTTGCTGGGCAAGCTGTCTGCGGCGCTCCACCTCCCCCCAGAGGAGATATACCGTCAGCTGATCCCGGATGTTGGCGACAACTACACCACCGTCACCGTTGACCTTCTGGGCCTTGACAAGCTCCGGGAAACCTGGGGCAACAATGGGAAGGGCTGGTTGGTTGACGTGATCGGGGCCGGGGTTAAAACCGGCACCCTGGATGTGGCCCTCTATTATGGCTCCAGCGTCTACGACACTGCCCAGATGGCCCGGCTTATTGACCTGATCGTCGCCGAGTGCCGCGAGAACGGCATTGAATATTTGCCACCGGATCAGCTGGCGGCAATGCTGGAGGATTGGCATGGGGAGCGTTAAAAGAGCCACCTCTATCCCAGCAGAGGTTAAAGAGACAGTGCGGGAGCGGGACAACGGACGCTGCATTATCTGCGGCGCACCGGGAAACCCCTGGTGCCACTACATCCCACGCTCTGCCTTGGGGCTGGGTGTGGAGCAGAATATCGTGACGCTGTGTGACAGGTGCCACCGGCAGTATGACCAGAGCACATTACGACCCGCTTACAAGCGGATCATTGAGGACTATTTGAGCACCAGATATCCGGGGTGGGATCCGGAGAATCTGGTATACCATAAAGGAGGGCACAATGCTTAATCACATCACACTAGCTGGACGGCTTACAGCTGATCCGGAGCTGAGACGGACGCAGAGCGGGATTGCGGTTGCATCCTTTAATCTGGCCGTGGATCAGGACTACAAGGCGCAAAATGGCGACAGGGGCGTGGATTTTATCCCCATTGTGGCCTGGAGAGGCACGGCTGAATTTGCCGAGAAATACTTCGAGAAGGGCCAGATGGTGATTGTTTCCGGGCGATTGGCCAGCCGCCGCTACGAGGACAAGAACGGTAACAAGCGGACGGCCTATGAGGTTGTAGCCAGCAACATCTATTTTGCTGGGAGCAAGGCAAAAAGCGAAACCGATTCTGCGCCTCAGAAATTTGACGATTTCGCTGACGATGACAGCGATTTACCATTTTAAGCCATGGCCTATAACAAGTATCACGCCCGCAAAATTCGGGCGGACGGGCAGACGTTTGACAGCCGAAAAGAATTTAAGCGATACCGAGAGCTGCAAATCTTAGAGGCTGCCGGACGTATCACAGACCTGCGCAGACAGATTGCATTTGAGCTAATCCCGGCGCAGAGAGAGCCGGACATTACGGGGCCTAGAGGCGGTAAACGCCCGGGCAAGGTGATTGAGCGGCCTTGCCGTTACATAGCCGATTTTGTCTACCGGCAAGACGGCAAAACGGTGGTTGAGGACTGTAAAGGCGTACGCACACCGGAGTATACCATCAAACGTAAGCTGATGCTCTGGAGATATCAAATCAGGATTTTGGAGACTTAGGAGGATATCGTGAAAAAAATCACCGATGTCCCGAACGAGTACCTCGAAGAAATGGACTGCTTGAGTGACGCAGAGTTCGGAAGACTAATCAGGGGGCTGTTACAATACAGCATTACTGGTGTGGAGCCCGATCTTAAAGGCACGGAACGGCTGTTTTGGAAGACGGTACGCAATCGGGAAGATAGGTTTGCGGAGGCGTATACGCAGAGATGCGCCACACAGAAAGAAAACGGTAAAAAAGGTGGCAGACCGAAAAACCCACCGGTTATTTTGGAAAACCCAAAAAACCCACGGGTTTTTTCAGAAACCCAAAAAACCCAACTGAACAGAACAGAACTGAACAGAACAGAACTGAACAGAACTGAACTGGGGAATAAAGGGGCGCATGACGCGCCCACTCGCCACCGCTATGGCGAATATGAAAACGTCCTCTTGACGGATGATGAGCTGGGAAAGCTAAAAAACGAGTTCCCGTCTGACTGGCAGGAGCGGATTGAGCGGCTCAGTGGGTACATTGCATCGAGTGGGAAAAAATACAAGAGCCACCTGGCTACCATCCGTAACTGGGCGAGAAAAGAAAAGCCCACAGCAAACAACGGGGGCCTCATCATGGGCATTAACCCGGACGAATTGGAGGGGATATTTTGACAAACTCGGAGGCGGTAAAATTTGTCGGTCTGTACAGGCAATTTTACCCAGTCAAAGACACGGAGATACGCAACAAGGCGGCTGCTTTTGCCCTGGCGTTTGAGGCTCAGAGCTACGAGGACGCCAAGGCGGCGCTACAGGCGTTTGTCCAGTCAGACACAAAAGGCTATGCGCCTACCGTTGGGCAACTCATGGAGCGGATGCCACAGCGGAAAGAAGAACCCATGTGGGGCCGTGTGAGCAAATGGGACGTGGAGCACAGCAGAGAGCAGATGGCGGAGATGTTGCGAGGCTGGGGGAATGAAAAATATGGGTAATGCAGAGGTCACCCAGAGAGGCAAGCGGTGGTATGTGACCCGCAATGGAGAGTTTGTTGGACGGTACTCCACGGAGGCCGAAGCGGCAAGGGCGGCGGAGATTGCTGCAAACTCGGACGTGTGGCCACCGTGCTCTGGATGCGAGGGAATCCGATGGCGCAGCGGGAAATGGGAATTTCGTGCATATGGGGTGTGGTGCCGAGACGTTGACCTTACGGCGGTGATAAAATACCGCGACAAACACACAAACGTTGCCAAGCGGAAGAGCGAAAAGCCGAAAATTGGCAATGGCGGTAGCGGATGCGCAAAATGTGTCTGGAGACTTTCGCTGAGCGGCGGGGAGAAGGGGCAAAACCGGTACCACTGTGGGTATTCCCTCTGCCTCGGGCATCACTCACGGATATATCTCCACTACCAACGTACCGGGACGCAGAGCCTGGAAGGGTTTACCTCCGGCACTGGATGCACGGAATTTATGGCTGGGAACCCAAGGGATAAGCTGTCACTGATGCAAGATGACCCCGCAAACGTCACGGAAAAGGCGTGGGCGTTGCTGGAAAAAGAGGGCGTGATAACACGTGCGGACGCCAAGACGAGCGCAACCAGAAAACCGTACAACCTGACCACAGATATGGACATGGAAAAAGCTAAGGCACTAAAAAGCCGCTACACATGGAGAGAAATTGCTACAGCCGCCGGGCTAAGCGTCAATGGCGCAAAGGGCAGCTGGGAGAGGCAGAGAATTAACCGGCAGGCCGCAAAGCGGCTGCTGGACGCATATGGGATTGACATCACAAAATAAGCTGGCGAGCATAAAACGCATGGAGGAATCATCATGAAAAAGTTGCATATCAAGCTCACATTTACCGCTCCCGTGCTGGGAACCAGCCCCGCCAACGAGGACATTTACCGCGATTTTATCGGGAGCAAGGCCCCGGACGCTGCCAGCGTGGAGGACGAGATTGCAGCACTGGGCGCAGATGCCGTGATTGAGAAGGGCATGACCGTGTTCCCCCGCACGGAGGACGGCAGACCATTTTTCTACGACTACCAGATTAAGGGATTTTTCGAGGATTCCTGCGGTGGGCTGCGGAAAGTCACTGGCTCTGAGTCCAGCAAAATCAAAGCCTATAAAAAGGAGATTGACAAGCTGATTTTCCCACAGCCCCGCCAAATCCCCATCAGCTTTGAGGGAGAAATTGGGAAATGCGAACGGCCGCTGAGAGCAGCCACCGCCCAGGGCGAACGGATCAGCCTTGCCTGCTCCGAGCAGATTCCCGCTGGCGCGACCTGTGAGTTTGACGTGGTGCTCCTGAGTGACAGCCATGAGAAAGCCCTCCGTGAATGGTTGGACTACGGTTGCCTGAGCGGAATCGGGCAGTGGCGGAACTCCGGAATGGGCAGATTTACTTGGGAGGAAATCCCCCAATAAGCAACGGCATTGCCCTGAAACGCGCCGAGCTGATACGCAATGGCATGGAATAGCTCAGACGTGCTAGGCAACGGAATGGCACCGCTTCCAAACGCAAAGGAGTAGAACAGTACGCCAATGCCGAGCAAAGGAAATGCGCAGCCTAGATTCGCGCCGAAGCGCAAAGGAATTGAATTGAACCGCTTGGAATCGAAACTGCAATGGAATTGCATGGGAAAGCGGCGAAAAGCTACGAGGAGAAGAGCATGGCAATGGCATTGCGGATCAAAGATGTGATATGCAACGGAACGGCACAGCGCGCTGCAAGGGAGAAGCATAGAGAAGTCCAGAGAAGCGGAGCGAAGGAGGTGCATAGAACCGTTATGCATGGTGATACTTTGATCTGGGCAATGAACGGCATGGCGATGGATAAGCAAGGCAATGAACGGCATGGCGATGGATAAGCAGGGAATGGCTCAGAGACGCAAAGACCCGCAAAGGGGTTGGACAGCATGGCTATGAGCGGCAACGCCAGGGAAATGCGACGACCTGCACGGCAAAGATGAGCAAAGGAACAGGTATGCATTGAACTGGACTACAATTACCAAATGGAGGAATCAAAATGAAAACAATCACAATTAACGAGGTGGGCTGGGACTTGCACCTCCTGTATCGGGAGGCAATCCAGACCAAGGCACGCCGGGGGCTATTTGGATATATGCTCCGGACGGGCCGGGCTGATAACCTGATTTTCGGCGGTGCTTTCCAGCTGCTCAAACAGCTGGAGCCGGTCTGGGGTAAGGAGGCTTACAGCCTCCGCCCCGAGACTTCGGCGGCACGGGAAATAATCGCTGTTACTGAGGTTGCTCTTGCGGGTGGATTTGATCGGTTCGCGCTTTCACGCCGGGAGATGCAGCGGACGATTAGAGCACTGGACGATATTGAGATTTAGGAGGCGCATTATTGTGGATTACATTGACCGTCATGACGCAATCGTGGCACTGAGGAAATTTGCGGAGAGCTGCAAGGGCAGCTCTGAGGCCGCAACCGCTGTATCCGTGGCTATCTCGGTGCTGTCTCGGGTGCCGTCTCCGTGGGCGGATGCCAACACCAGGCCACCGGAAAAGACGGGCGAGTATCTGTGTGTTTTTAAGTACAGACAGGCACCATGGGCTGATGTGTTTATGGACAAGATGACCTATTGTGCATCCCCCAGTCACAGCGGGTTTGAGGCGTGGCGCGGGCAGGTTGTTTCTCACTGGATGCCGCTCCCAGACCTGCCGAAGGGCCGGGAGGAGAAATAGAATGCCGGTTTTGATAGCTTGTGAGGAATCCCAGACCGAGTGCATGGCGTTCCGCGCCCTGGGGATTGAGGCGTACAGCTGCGATATACAGGAGCCAAGCGGCGGGCACCCTGAGTGGCACATCTTGGGGGATGCATTGGAAGCCATGAGGGGGGGACAGATAACCACCATGGACGGACAGATGCATGATATCCATGGGTGGGATTTGATGATCGCACATCCGCCCTGTACATATCTCAGCAACGCCGGGGCAGCGAGGCTGTATAAAAGAATTGACGGGGAATCGTATGTACGCTTAAAACGCCTGGAAAAGGGTTTGGATGCGAGAGAGTTTTTTATGAAATTCCTAGAGGCAGATATACCGAAAATTGCGGTAGAAAACCCAATTCCGTCAGGAGTTTATAGGCTCCCGAAGTACGACCAAATCATACAACCATACGAATTTGGGCACCCATACAGCAAGAAAACGTGCCTCTGGCTAAAGGGGCTGCCTAAACTCATGGCGACAGACATAGTGGAGCCGGTATGCTCTTGGGTGAGTGGCGGAAGCAAGAAAGCTGACGGAAGCAAGAGAGATAATCAAGGGACAACGTTTAGAGACAGCAAAAAACGGTCAAAGTCATTTTCCGGGATCGCCCGGGCAATGGCGGAACAGTGGGGGAGGTAGGGGAATGAGCTACACTGAGGCATTGCGAATTGTAACCGAGTACTCAATTGCACTGAGCATGGGCTATGCGCTGGATAAAGACTGCTACCTTGAGTACGCCGAAGCGTTGCGGGTCGTGCTCCAGCGGGCGGAACAGGAGACAATATGAGCGAATGGTATGATGAGAGCCTTGACAGGCTTAGGACGGCGGCGCGGCTGTCAGAACAGTATTACAAAAAGCAGCTGGTGGTTACCACGTCCGGCGGCAAAGACAGCTCTGTATGTGTTGATTTGGCTATCAAGGCTGGGATCAATTTTGAGGTGATCCATAACCACACCACGGCTGACGCTCCGGAGACAGTCCGATTTGTCAGGGAAGAGTTCCGGCGGCTGGAGCTGATGGGGGTTAAATGCACAATCAACTACCCCATGTACAAGGGGCAGCGCACATCCATGTGGGATTTGATCCCGCAGAAGCTCATGCCGCCTACACGACTGGTGCGGTATTGCTGTGAGGTGCTCAAAGAGCACGGTGGCACTGGGAGATTTATCACAACCGGCGTGCGGTGGGCAGAATCTACCGCCCGGAAGAACAACCGTGGGGCATTTGAACAGTTTCACCGCAACAAAGAAAAGCGGATCATCATCAACGATAACGACCCGGATCGCCTCCTGTTTGAAAACTGTTCCATCAAAGCAAAACGAGTTTGCAATCCAATCATTGACTGGGAGGACGAGGACGTATGGCACTACATCGACGAAAACCATGTGCCGATGAACCCTCTGTATGCAGAGGGGCTTGGCCGGGTTGGGTGCATCGGGTGCCCTTTAGCCGGAAAACACAAACGCGAGACAGAATTTGCCCGCTGGCCAAAGTACAAGACGGCATATATATCGGCTTTTGATCGGATGATCGCAGAGAGGAAACGCCGTGGAAAGATGGAGGGCACGTGGAACATGGGCACTACCGGAACCGATGTGTTTAACTGGTGGATGGAGTACGATGTGCTGCCGGGGCAAATCGGAATGGAGGATGTGCTATATGAGTAATTTTTACTGCGCGATTGGGCGATTTTTAGCGGTGGCTGGTGGCCTGCTGCTGTGCGCGACGCTGGTGGCGCTCCTAATAGGGCTCTGCTGTGAGGCGTGGATAGCGGCCAGCAACAGATTCCGGGACGTTTGCAGCGGCGAAAGCCTCATCCGGGAGTACAAGAAAAACAGGAAGGAATTTTCGGAATGGAGGGAGAGCAAGAACCGTGAAACGACATAGTGACAGCACGCTCATGAACCTGACAAATAATTATTGCCCAAATTGCGGTGCAAAGATGGATGGAGGGGAAAAGGATGAAACGTAAGACCTTTGTAAAACAATTAATGGCTATCGGTATCCCACGAAATGAAGCGAACTCTATGTGCAGACGCGGGCTTGAGCACACAGCAAAGCAACGTGCCTATGGGTTGCCTGTCAGTATTACATGGGAGTACAATCTTGGAGATATGTGTGAGAAGTTTGACCGTATGCCAACCCAGGAGTGGCTGCTTGAGAGGTGGGGGTACGAAACAGTCTGCAAATATCGCCAATGGCTTGCAAAGCGGAGCAAAGAGGATCCCCGGAGGAGCTGGGGCCGGAACCACCCTGGTATGAAGGAGGAATAAAAATGGATGCAGTTGAATACCTGACAGAGCTGAACAGAATGTGCGCAAAGAGCAACATCTGTGATGACTGCCCGATTTATAAGGCCACTGGGGGGAATTGCGGGTTGGCATACAACAACGCAGAAATGCTTGCGGGCCATGTGGAAATTGTTGAGCAGTGGGCTAAAGAGCACCCGTTCAGAACACGACAAAGCGTGTTTTTGGAGCGATATCCGAATGCAGCAATTGGTGAAAATGGCAGTATAGGTATATGCCCAGCAGCTATCGAGGGGAAAAATTGCCATGAGCTTTCCGCCGGGACGTCATGCTGTAAAGAGTGCATAAGCAACTACTGGTCTCAGGAGACAGACGAATGACGCAACGAAGCATATGCAGAGGAGCAAAAATGGACGGAGGGGAATCATGAGGCTCAGAGATAAAACTTATCGAGACTACGGATTTCGGCACGGCGAGGAAAAGTACATCAAGCAGTTGGCTAGGCAACCTGGCTATGAGCAGCGGTTGTTGCTTTATGATGCTGCCTATGAGGCAAACAACGCGCTTGCGGATGATGTCATATATTCGATCATCTCCGGCGTGAGCTATGACGAGATCATCAAAATCAGGTATATCCCAGCGACACGGGCTGATTTTTATGGTTACTGCCGAGCAACACTGGCTTTGTTCAGGGAAAAAATGAGGGAGTACGGCGCGATATAAAAAATGGAGTACGTCAATGTGTATACGACGTACTCCATTTTTGATGATATACTGTATATATATGCCAGGGGACAGTTCCGGGCTTATGTGCTCAGTTGGTAGAGCGACTGTTACACATTCCACAAACGCGATGCCCGCCTGGGTGGTGACAACTCCACCCTCTGGCTTCATACGCAGGTGCTCCGGTAGCTGGCTACTTTTTCGTGCAATTCCTCCTAAAATTGCCCTTGACTGATCTCCTTTCTGACCTAAAAGCCATGGCGGTTCAAATCCGCCCACCTGCGCAAGATAGAGCGCGGCACACCTCTCAACGATGTGCAACAGGCCGCGACATAATGCCCTCTACGGGCAAAGCGTAAGCCTGTGACGCATCAGGGCACCGCTAGCTCCCGGCGGGGTACAAATAGGGAGCGCAAAAACGGAGGAATGTATGCGATGGAGATACAATACAGGCGGCTAAGCGAGATCACGCCGTATGATAAAAACGCAAAGACCCACGACCAGACACAGATCAACAACGTTGCGGAGAGCATCCGACAGTATGGCTTTGTGCAGCCGATTGTGGTTGACCGAGATAGAGTTATTGTGATCGGGCACTGTAGGGCATTGGCGGCGAAGGAGCTAGGCATGAAAGAGGTGCCTTGCGTCTGCGTGGACGATCTGACCCCGGAGCAGGTGACCGCCTTGCGACTGGTGGATAACAAGAGCAACGAAAGCGACTGGGACTTTGACCTGCTGGCTGATGAGCTGCCGGGGCTTGACCTGTCCGCTTTTGACTTTGACTGGGGCCTGCCGGAAGACCAAACGGAAGACGTTGTTGAGGACGAAGCACCGGAAGTCGACGAAGAATCGGAGCCCATTACCAAGATGGGTGATATTTGGCAGCTCGGGCGGCACCGACTTGTGTGCGGCGACAGCACCGACAAGGAAGCCGTGGAATTGCTGATGGATGGCAAGAAAGCGGATATGGTGTTTACTGATCCACCGTATGGCGTAGATTACGAGGGGATAAACAACGACAGCAGAAGCGGGCTTGAAGATTTGCTGACATCTGCTTTTGAGAATTATAAAGAAAATTGTATTGATGGTGCAAGCGTGTATTGTTTCCATAGCGACAAGTGTGCGGATATTTTCCACGCAGTTTTTCGTTCTTTCTGCCACTTTTCTTCGATGATTATCTGGGAGAAGCAAAGCCTTGTTTTGTCGCAGGGAGATTATCAGTCTATTCACGAACCTTGCCTTTATGGTTGGTTTGATAATGGAACGCATAGATTTTTTGGAGATAGAAAGCAGACCTCTGTTTGGAAGTTTGACAGAAAATCCGTTTATGGTCACACCACACCAAAGCCGATTGGATTTATTTGCAAGGCTATAGAAAATAGCAGTAAAAAGAATGAAAAAGTGCTTGACTTGTTTGGAGGTAGCGGTTCGACCCTTATCGCTTGTGAACAGTTAGACCGCACTTGCCACATGATGGAACTTGACCCAAAGTATTGCGATGTCATTATCGAACGATGGGAAAACCTTACAGGGGAAAAGGCGGTGCTTCTGCATGACGATTGAAGAAGCAAAGGCAATCATCGAAAAAACAAACAGCCCGTATTTGAAGCGGGACATGGAGAAGCTTATCAAACGCCAGCAGAGAAAGGAGGGCGCGTATGGCAAGGCCAAGAAAGGAAATAGACCAGAAGCAGTTCGAAAACCTCTGCGGCCTGCAATGCACGCTTGAGGAAATCTGCGGATGGTTTGATGTGACCGATAAAACATTGGATAGCTGGTGCAAGCGCACCTACCATGCAAGTTTTTCCGAGGTATTTAAGCAAAAGCGAGGTAAGGGGAAAATTTCACTGCGGAGAAACCAGTGGCGGATTGCAGAGAAAAATGCAACAATGGCAATCTGGCTGGGCAAACAGTACCTAGGCCAGCGCGACGTGGTAGAGCAGACAATCGCCGTTGACACCGTCAAGGACGATGCACTCAGCCAGAGCCTCCGAGAGCTTGCAGATGGCTTAAAGTCCGATGATTAGCGCAAAGCAAAAGCAGATTCTGGCTTTCCCGTACTCAAAATATGACGCGCTGATATGTGATGGCGCTGTACGATCCGGCAAAACGTCTGTGATGATATGGGCTTTTGTGGATTGGGCCATGCGAGAGTTTGACGGACAGCGATTCGGGGTCTGCGGCAAAACTGTGGATTCTGCCTCTAAAAATATCATTGTGCCTTTTATCTCGATGACGTTGGCAAAGGAACGGTATGCGCTCAAATGGCGGCGTGCTGATCGAATATTAGAGGTAAGGAGGGGCCAACACGTCAACTATTTTGAGGTGTTTGGTGGCAAGGATGAAAGCTCGTTTATGTTGATTCAGGGCCGGACGATGGCCGGAGTGTTGCTGGACGAGGTGGCACTCATGCCGCAGAGTTTTGTTAATCAGGCTCTTACCCGATGCTCTGTAGATGGGGCACGGTATTGGTTTAGCTGCAACCCTTCAAACCCGCAACACTGGTTTTACCTGGACTGGATACAAAACCACGACAAGCATAACGCCCTGTATCTGCGGTTTGCAATGACCGATAACCCTAGCCTCAGTGATAAGACACTGCAGCGGTATCAGACCATGTATAGCGGCGTGTTTTACGACCGGTATATCAGGGGATTGTGGGTAGCCGCTGAGGGCCTGATCTATGATATGTTTGGGGACGATAACATTACGGACGAGACCCCAACAAAGGGCGAATGGTATATAAGCTGTGACTACGGCACACTTAACCCGTTTTCTGCTGGCCTTTGGTGTTGGGATGGGAAAACCGCAACAAGAGTGCGGGAATATTACTATTCGGGGCGAGAAAATCGCGCGAATAAGACGGACGAGGAGTATTACCATGAAATGGAGACCCTGGCGGGAGAACAAAACATACGCGCAGTCGTGGTCGACCCCTCGGCGGCTAGCTTTATCGAGACAATACGGAGACATAGACGCTTTGTGGTCAGAAAAGCAGTCAACGATGTTGTCCCAGGAATCACAACAACTCAGCGATACCTAGCGGATGGCACGATCAAGATACACCGGAGCTGCAAGGATGCAATCCGGGAGTTTGGCCTATATCGGTGGGACGATAAAGCCACCGATGACAAGCCCGTCAAGGAGAACGACCACGCGATGGACGATATCCGCTATTTTGTAATGACAATTCTCCGGCACAAAGTGGGAAGGCCGGAATATAAACCGCTTTGGAACGGAGGGATAGGCCATTAAGACATACCAGGATTTGCTTGCAGTGGGCGACAACGAAAAAGAGCGGATGCGATTTATCCGGGCGGCAATCGACGAGCATAAAAGCAGCACTGAGTACCGGATTGCATTTGATGCGGAAGAATATGACCGGCAGCGGAATGTGACCATTTGCCGGTACCAGAAGTTTCTATATACGCTGTCCGGGCAGGCTGTGCCGGACAACTACAGCGCCAACTACAAGCTGGCCTCCAACTTTTTCAACCGGTTTGTGACCCAAGAAAATCAATACCTCTTGGGAAATGGCGTGATGCTGGAGGACAGTAAGCACAAAGAGGCGCTGGGCCAGGATTTCGACAACAAGCTGCAAAACATGGGGCGGAATGCACTGGTACAGGGTGTGAGCTTCGGCCTGTGGAATCTGGATCATCTGGACGTGTTCAAGCTGACGGAATTTGTGCCGCTCTATGACGAGGAAACCGGCGCGTTAATGGCTGGAATCCGCTTTTGGCAGATTGACGCAGACAAGCCGCTTCGGGCTGTCCTCTATGAGACGGACGGGTATACCGACTATGTCAGACCAAAAAATGATGATATGCAGGTCAAAAGGGAGAAGCAGCCATACAAGTTGATACGTCAAAAGTCGGAGGCTTGCGCGGAGGAAGTCCTGCACGGCGAAAACTACCCAGGGTTTCCCATCGTCCCAATGTGGGGCAACCCACACCATCAGAGCGAGCTTGTGGGCCTGCGGCAGAGTATTGACGCTTACGACCTGATAAAATCCGGTTTTGCCAACGACCTGGACGATGCGGCGACGATCTACTGGATCATCAACAACGCCGGTGGCATGGATGATCTGGACATGGCGCAGTTTTTGGAGCGGCTGAAAACCGTAAAAGCCGCCGCGCTTAATGCGGATGATGGAGTGTCGGCGGAAGCGCACACCATCGAGGTGCCGTATGAGAGCCGGGTGGCGTACCTACAGAGGCTGGAGAGCGATATGTACAAGGACTACCAGGCGTTGGATGTTACTAACCTGGTAGGCGGCGAAAAGACTACCGTGGAGATCAAGGCGGCGTATCAGCCGCTTGACAACAAAGCAGATCAGTTTGAATACTGCGTTCTGGATTTCCTCCGGAGGCTATTTGAGATCGTCGGGATTGATGACAACCCGACATTCCAGCGCAACCAGATTGCAAACCTATCAGAGCAGACACAAATGGTGCTAATGGCTGCTGAATATCTGGACGAGGAAATGTTGCTCAAAAAACTGCCCTGGCTGACTGCTGAGGAAATCGAAGATATGCAAAAACGCAAGGCGGCTGATGAAGCAGGCCGTATCATTGCAGGGCCGGTGATTGACGATGGCAACAGCTGATCTAGGGCATAAATTAGCGGATCAGGAACTTGCAAAACTCGAACAGCGGATATCCCAAGTGTATGGCGATGCAGCTGCGGAGCTATCAGAAACCATTGATGCATATTTCGAATCGTTCCGGCAACGGGACGAGGAAATGAAAAAGCTGCTCCAACGTGGCGAGATCACCAAGGCGCACTATAACCAGTGGAGGTTAAACCAGATTGGGCGCGGCGAACGCTATAAGCAGTTGCGCGATAAGATCGCCGAGCGTATGACTGACGCGACGGAGACTGCTACCAGCTACATCAACGATGTAACCCCTGGTATATACAGCCTCAACCGCAACTGGACGGCATACGAAATTGAGAAGGTTACCGGGAATGCCGACTTTACGCTTTGGAATGAGCAGGCTGTAAAAAGGCTCATAAAAGACAACCCAGATATGCTGCTGTATTACCCCGGCGACATAGCGATAAAATACGGGGATCACGTCAAATGGATCCGCGAATGCGTCGGGAAGACGATAATAAGTGCCATTTTGCAGGGCAAGAGCATCACTAAAATTGCAAACGAGTTACAGCAGAAGATCCCAGGCCTTAACAGGAACTTTGCGATAGGGACGGCCCGGACTGCAATAACCAATGCTCAGAATGCAGGGCGGCAAGATCAATATCTGCTTGCAAAGCAAATGGGTATTAAAGTTAAAAAGCGCTGGTTTGCCACACTGGACGGGCGAACCCGTCATGCTCACGCCATGGCGGATGGCCAAACGGTTGACGTTGATGCAGATTTTGACGTTGACGGCTATAAAATGACATATCCAGGAGATAGGCGTGCACCTGGATATTTGCTCTATAATTGCCGCTGCACTATGCGGACGGTTGAGCCGGAAGGCATAGGGCTAGAACCAAGGCAGCGAGTAGCCAAAGACCCGGAGACCGGAAGAAACATCTTGATCTCCGATATGACATACCAAGAGTGGCTGAGATGGAAGGAGGGCCAATAATGGCGGAGATTAAAATCACTAGCCATGCGGCTGAAACACTATTTGCACTCCGCTCGGCGTGCAACCGTGCCTTGGAGCGTTGCGGCATGCAGGCTGAGGGGTATGCACAAGCCGCGTGCCCTGTAGATACCGGCGCGCTTAGAAACTCCATTACTCACAAGGTCGTGGACAGCGAAAAGGCGGTATATGTCGGAACCAACCAGGAATACGGCGTATATGTTGAGATGGGCACCGGCAAATACGTTTCCGGTGGCAGGCCCACGCCATGGGCATACCAGGATGCACAGGGCCGGTGGCACATGACACACGGCCAGAGGGCACAGCCTTACATCAAACCCGCTGTAGCTGACCATATTGGCACATACCAAAATATTATCAAGGATGCGATGCAGAGTGGATGATAAGATCATCGAAGCAATCCAGGCAATTATCCAGCGCGGCAATGACGTGGAGATACGCCGGAAGGGCAACGGCTATGTCGTGCTAGAGGTAAAAAAGACAATCAAATATACGACTCCCGCGTAATTGGGCGCGGGAAAGGGCAATAGGAGCCAACTACTAAGGATTTTTTAGTGGTTGGCTCTTTTTTATTTGGCAAAATCCGCGAGGCAATGCGGTTTTGATATCACAGTCGCCCCCGAAGGAATGGGGCCGAAGAAAAGGAGACTGAAACAATGGCACTTACCAGAAAATTACTCAAAGGCATGGGTCTCACCGAGGAACAGATGGACACCATCATTGAGGCACACACTGATACCGTGGACGGCCTGAAAACGCAGGTTGCTACCTATAAGGCTGATGCGGAGAAGCTGCCTAGCGTCCAAAAGGAGCTGGACGATCTAAAGGCAGATGGCGACGGCGGCTACAAGGAGAAGTACGATAAAGAGCACAGCGCCTTTGAAACGTACAAATCTGAAATCGCCAAGAAGGAGGCCAAAAGCGCCAAGGAATCGGCGGTAAAGGCTTACTACGAAAGCAAGGGAATCACCGGCAACGGTCTGGAGATTGCTATGCGCGGCTCTAATGCGGAGATTGATGCGGTAGAGCTGGAGGACGGCAAGATCAAGGATACGGCAGCTCTTGACGCTCTGGTAAGCGGCACCTTTAAGGGGCTGGTTTCCACCACCACCACCACTGGGGCAAATACTGCTACACCACCGACAAGCACCGGCGGCGGAAAAACTAAGGACGAAATCATGCAGATCAAGGATCGCGCTGAACGTCGTGCTGCAATCGCCGCCAACATGAATCTATTTACTGACCAGAATGGAGGCTAATCAATGGCTGAAAACAACATTATCAAAAAGACCGACCTTACAAGAGTGCGTGAAATCGAATTTACCGAGATGTTTGGCTACTCGGTCAAAAAGCTGGTTGAGGCACTTGGCATCACCCGCAAGATCGCAAAGCAGGCTGGCACCGTGCTCAAGAGCTATAAGGCTACCGGAACCCTGGAAAACGGCAATGTTGGCGAGGGCGAAACCATCCCCCTGAGCCACTACAAGACTGAGGCGGTGGACTACAAGGAAATCACCCTCAAAAAGTGGCGCAAGGCAACCACTGCGGAGGCAATCACCGACAGAGGGTATGACCAGGCTGTGCAGATGACCACCGATGAGATGCTCAAGGACGTACAGAAGGGCATCCGCAAGGATTTCTTCGATTTTATGGCGACTGGCACCGGCTCTGTGTCCGGCAGCGATTTCCAGGCTGTACTTGCTCAGGCGTGGGGTAATCTCCAGGTGCTCTTTGAGGACGACGAGGTAAGCGCCGTGTATTTCATCAATCCTCTGGACGTTGCGGATTACCTGTCCAAGGCAAATATCACCGTGCAGACTGCATTCGGCATGAGCTACGTTGAGAATTTTCTCGGTCTCGGCACGCTCTTTATGAATTCCAGCGTCCCCAAGGGCACCGTGTATGCTACCGTTAAGGACAACCTGGTGCTGTACTACATCCCAGTCAACGGTGCCGATCTCAACGAGGTATTCTCCTTTACCAGCGACTCCACCGGCTATATCGGCATCCACGAGGAGGCAGATTACACCAACATGACTGCGTCCGATACCGTAATCAACGGCATGGAGCTGTTTGCCGAGCTGATTGACGGCGTAGTCGTTGGCAATATCGGCACCGGCACTCTGGGCACCCTGACCGTGACCTCTGCCTCTGGCACTGCAAGCGGAGATACCAAGCTCACTGTGTCCCCGGCAAAAACCAAGAAGGGCAACAAGTACAAGTACGCAACCGATTCGACCACCGCCCCGGCTGTTGCCTACTATGACAACGTTGCGGCATGGAGCGACTGGGATGGCAAGAGCGACCTGACCATCGCAAGCAGCCAGAAGGTCACTGTGGTTGAGTGCGACGGCAATTACCATGCGCTCAAAAGCGGCAACGCTACTGTTACCGCCAAAACCTGATAAGGAGGCAACGCAATGCTGGAAGAAATCCTGAGAACCTGCAACAACTGGTTTTTGGTGCCGGATGGCATCCACACCGGTACGTTTTCCGTCGATGGTGGCAGCATTGCGTTGCCATTTTTGACAGATGGCCAGTATTTCAGGGTTGTCGGCTCTGTTTTTAACGACGGCGTTTACCAGTATCCACCCTCTGTGGTGGAGCTGGTGGACGAAACGTTTGACGGCGCTATCTGGGCGCTTGCTATTCCCAAATCTGTTGTTGATTTGTCGGAGCGGGTGAAGGAGTGGAACGAAAAATACCGGGCCACAGCTGCCGGGCCGTATCAGTCCGAGAGCTTTGGCGGCTACAGCTATTCCAAGGCGACCGACCCAAAGACCGGTGGAACCGCGACATGGAAAACTGCATTTGCTGATGAGCTTTCCCGGTGGCGCAAAATTGGGAACCCGGCAAAGGATGTGCCCAAGCAGAGCACCACATGGTATCGCAGGCCCTACAACCCAGACAATCCGTGGAGGTGAAGACATGAGCCTACTGGATGATTTTGGGCGAAAATGTTGCCTAATGGAAAAACGCCGAACCCCGGACGGTGCTGGAGGCTGGGATGTGCAATGGGTGGATGGCGCAGAGTTTGTCAACTACCAGGCCCTGGACACGTCCATGGAGGCCAGGAGAGCGGAAAAAGATGGAGTAACTTCCGTGTATTCCGCCCTGGTTAAAAAATCTCTGCCCATCGAGTACAACGATGCTTTTAAGGATTTGGCTACCGGTACCACATACCGGGTTACTTCCAGGCCGGAGGACAAGGCGGCCCCAGCTAGCGCAAGCTTTGACCTTAAATTCTTCACTGCGGAGAGGTGGGCACTTACCTCATGACCAAAGACAAAGCGCTATATGCGTGGTTTAACGAGTTTATGCCGTTCTACCCTGCATCATCCGTGCCGGATGACGTGATTTTCCCGTACGGCACATACACCCTTGCTACCGGGGCTTTTGGAGCCGACCCGGTAAGCCTTACCGTCAACCTCTGGTTTTATACGGAATCGGAGGCGGCACCAAACCAAAAGGCGCAGGAGCTTTCTGAGCGCATCGGGAGAGGTGGAGTGCTGATCCCGTGTGACGGTGGGGCGGTATGGCTCAAACGCGGCGCACCGTGGTGCCAGAGCCTTGTGGACGAGGCAGACCACGGCATTAAGCGACGGTACATTAACATTACTGCTGAGTATTTTACTCAGGATTAAGGAGGACATATGAGCAAATTTACTGTGATCCCCGAGAACACATTTTCTGAGTTGCAGCTCAACGCGGGCGTGCTGCTTAATAAGTTCACCCCGGCAACTGCCACCGCTCCTGCTGACGAGGACATCATCTGCGCGACTACAGGCGGCATTACCGTAAGCTGTACCCCGACATTTTCTGACCTCGGCGAGGACGTCGACAACTGCCCCAAGAATACCAAGGAGCTCAAGCATCTTGACGGGTGGGAATGCAAGATGTCCACAACTGCACTGGGCACAAGCCCGGCAAACATTAAGCTCTCTCTCGGCTGCGCAGATGTTGATGGTACGGACACCACCAAGATTGTGCCACGAGTAGATTTGGCGCAGAGCGATTTCAGCGACATCTGGTGGGTTGGCGACCGCGCAGATGGCGGCATGGTCGCGATCCAGGTCAAAAATGCGCTTTCCACTGGAGGTTTCTCCCTCAAAACCACCGACAACGGAAAGGGCCAGATCACCTTGGAGCTCACCGGGCATGTATCCATCAGCAAGCAGAGCGAGGTGCCTATGGTATTTTACAGCGCCGCAGCTGCAACGGTCGACGGAGGTTAAATCATGAAACTGTCTGAGTATCGCGGTGATGATGCGCTGGAAGTCCTGGCGGAGTTGCTTGAGCCCGCCGTGGAAATCCTTGCTGATGCTGACATTGCCGCCGCGTGGCGGGACAAAAACCCCAATAAAACCAGAGGGCAGAAGCAGCTAAAAGCCGTGTCTATTGCTATTAAAAAGCACAAAGAAGCGGTGATTGCCATTCTCGCCGCGCTGGATCACGAGACCCCGGATGAGTACCGGGAGAAAATCAATGTTGTGACGCTGCCCAAAAAGCTGCTGGAAGTGCTCAACGACAAGGATCTGCGCAATTTTTTTACCTCGCAGGAGCAGACCAAGGGCGAACCCTCTGGCTCTGCTTCGGCGAGTACCGAGGTGCCCGGACAGTAAAATCGTTTCTGGGCTATGCCGCCGCGTGTTATCGCCGCGACTGCGATAGACTGCGGTATCAGTGCTATGTCACCGACACCATTAAGATGATCGCGGAAAACACGGCAAAATACGCTGGCGGTATGGCCCCATCTAAACGGTATGCTGATCTCGTCCACCCCGCGCCCGTTGAAACTCGCAGCGCTGGAGAAATAATTGACAACATCTGCGCAAAACTAGACGCGATGGGAAAGGAGGATAGAGCTTTTGGATGTATTTGATCTTTGCGCCCGGATCACGTTGGAAACAGGCGAATACGAGAAATCTCTCAACGGAGCGCAATCTAAAACAGTCTCGTTTGGAGACGTGTTAAAAAATACATTTGGCAAAATCGCTAAGGCGGCCACGATTAAGAAAATTGCAGAGGCTGTATATGATGTAGGCAAGGCGGCTGTGTCTAGCTATGCCGACTATGAGCAGCTCGTGGGCGGAGTAGAAACGCTTTTTAAGGGCAGCGCATCTATTGTCGAGGGATACGCGAAAACCGCTTACAAGACCGCTGGTCTGTCCGCCAATGAGTACATGGAAACGGTCACCTCCTTTTCTGCGTCTTTGTTGCAAAGCCTCGGCAATGATACCGCAAAAGCCGCCGAAAAGGCGGACATGGCGGTTACCGACATGGCCGATAACGCGAACAAAATGGGCACGTCTATGGAGGCCGTCCAGAATGCGTACCAGGGTTTTGCCAAACAAAACTACACGATAGACAATCTAATGTCCGCTGCGTGAGTGATTGCGCAGTGCGCGCGGGTTAACCTTACCAAGGGTGTGTCCGCTATTCGGATGCTAACGGGGAAACTCTAAGGGCAAAAGCCTATGACAATCCCGTGCCAAGCCTCAATAGAGGAAGGTGTAACGACTATCGGCTCGTCACCGAGTACAGCGGCTATTGGTACGCCGTTGGAAATGCCCGCCAACTATTCCAGCAATAATGTTGGATATTTGGAATAGTTGAAGATATAGTCTAATCCCCTAAAAAATATCGGGAAACCGAGGGTATGCAAATGGCTAGATAATCTCAAGCTGGGATACGGTGGAACCAAGACCGAGATGGAGCGGCTGCTTAAAGACGCAGAAGCGCTAAAAAAGAAGCAGGGCGAGGTTGCCCATTACAGCGTTGACAGCTATGCAGACATTGTCGATGCTATCCATGTCGTGCAGACCGAGATGGGCGTTACCGGCACTACTGCGCTTGAAGCATCTGAGACAATCTCCGGCAGTATGGCGAGCGCCAAAGCATCCATTGGCAACCTGCTCACCGGTATGGTTGATACTGACCAGGATATTATTGCTTTGGGAGAGCAGACCGCCGGGGCAGTAGCTACGGCGTTTGAAAATGTCGCACCGGCTATTGCCAATTTTATGACGGTCGGTGTTCGCGCAATTGGTGATGCGGTAGACCCAGCCAATAAAGTGTCCCGTGCACTCGGGGACATTGAGGCGGCTCAGGCGCGGGTGACGAGCTCCAACAATATCCTAGAGCTCGTCTCCAGGTATAGGGCACTGCAAGAGCAAGCAGAGAGCTCCGAAACATCGTCCAGTGAGCTGGCCAACATTGAGAAAGAGCTTACCTCAGTGAGAAACCAGCTGGCAACTGCTACCGGAAATGCAAAAATAGCGCAGTCCGAATCGAATGACGAACTTGCAGATGCAATCGAATATGAAGAAGCGCTTGCACAGCGCGAGAAAGAACGCGCTCAGCTGCAGATGTATGAGGATGTCGCAAAGGGAGCAGCTGCATATGGGGAGTCATTACATGAGCTGTCTGTTGTTAGTGGAGAGCTTGCGGACGCTGAAAAGCAGTATTCCGATACCACCGAGAACAAGACGAAAAACGCTGCCCAGGAATACTCAAAACTGTCAAGCGAAATTGACGATCTTTCCAACAGCTTTTTTGACGGCGAAATTTCTGTTGATGAAATGCACACCGGGCTGGACGAGATTGCTGATAGTGTTTACAAGCTGACGGGCGAGAAGGTAGAATTTAGCGACATTTTAGCTGGCCAAGAGTATATCGACAATCTGGACCTTACATTTGACAATTTGGCGGATCGTACGATTGATACTTATGAGGAAATGGACGAATTGCGCACCCGGCAGGACGATTTGACGGAGTCCACGGAATCCTACCAGAAAAAAGTCGCGAATCTCGTAGATGCCGGATTACTTACAGCGGACGAAGCCGCCGGGTATCTCGGCATCACTGTGGATGAACTCAAAGACGTGCTGGATGCAACCGCAGAGTCTACAGACGATGTTGGCGAATCTGCCGATGACGCCGCAGAGGAACTTACAGACGAGCAAAAGGCCGCGAAAGACCTTAAAAAATCCTTGGCGGATATCGGCACCGAGGCTTACAACGCAATTGAATCAGGTGAAGACCTGCGGGACAAGTACGACGATCTAACCGGGCAGCTAGAAAGCCTAGACGGCGAGCTTGACGAAACCACGCTCAGCCTTGTAAATACCGCCCTGGAGACGCTAAATCTAGCGGCGACCAACCAGGAGCTTACGGACGGATATCCCGGTTTTGTCACTGCCGCTCAAAACGCCGGTGTATCTCTGTCTAATCTGTCTGCGTGGCTGATTGACAATGAGGTTACCGCAGAGCAGTGGGGGTCTCAGGTGTCCAGTGCTGTTGACGGCGTTATCAACAATTTTACGGAGGTAAAGACGTCAACGGGCCAAAGCGTCGCTGAGATGAAATCGGCGCTGGAGAGCAACATTGCGGCGTACACGACATGGAACAGGGATATCGCGGACTTAATGGCTGGAGCTGTTAAGAGTGGCGACCAAAGCAAAATCGCCTTTGTCCAGGCCCTACAGGATATGGGGATTGGAGCTGCTGCTCAGGTTGCTGCAATGGCGGAGGACGTTGATGGGACGCTGGCCGAATTTGGGCCACTTTTTGCTGACGCTGCAGACCAAGGTATGCTGGAGGTCAAAAACAGCATCGAAGGAGGCACCGCGCCGTCCAAAGCTGCGGCGAAATCCTCGATGGAGGACGTCCAGGATGCAATGGAATCTATTGATTTTGCGGCAACCGGCAAGGACGCAATGTCTGATCTTGCTAGCGGCATTAGGCAAAAAACCGGAACGGCTACCTCAGCAGCCAAAAGCGTTGCAACCAGTGCAAAGTCCTCAGCTGGGGACGTAAGTTTTTATTCGGTCGGTTACAACATGGACTATGGAATGGCAAGCGGCATCTGGGGCGGCAAAAGCCTGGTTACTAGCGCTGCGCAAAGCGTGGCCCGAGCCGCTTACAATGCCGCAAAGCGTGTCCTGGGCATTCATTCTCCGTCCACGGTATTTCGAGACGGGGTCGGTAAAATGATAACAGAGGGCATTTCCACCGGGATGACCGCGCCGGACGTACTCCACGCCCTGGAGCTGGCATCAAGCGAGGTGTCCGACGCCGCTTACGACGGGATGACTGCACTGCCGTATGAGCTTGGCGTGGCCACCGGCACCGAACGCTATGCAACGTCAGTTCGGGGCGGGAATGTAATCAACAATTACATCAACATTGATGGCACAAAATACACAGATGCAAACGAGTTGGCAGACGTGATCTCTGATGTGCTCGTGAGACGGTATAGGCGGGAGGTGGCAGCACTTGGCGGATAACCCGTATTTTATCTACGACGGTGTGGACTCCCGCACCCTCAAAATACAGATGCAGCGTGAAATCGTACTCGACGGGGCAAAGCCAAACGTTGAAAAAATCACGATCCCCGGCAGAAATGGAACGCTGGACTACTGGGATGGAACGTATGAAAACCGTGAGGCAGTTGCACGGTGCTTTATCCTTGACAACGATGCATCCGGGTATTTTGCACAGGCGCAGAAGTGGATGCAATCTCCGGTATACAAGCGGTTGGAGCTATCAAATGAGCCGGATGTGTATATGATGGCGACCGTTACAGACAGTGGAGACCGTGAAATCCTGCAAGGTGTTTTGGCCCCGTTTAAAATCAAATTTGATTGCAAGCCGCAAAAATACCTAAAAACCGGCGAGACTGCATTTGAGATCACAAATGGCGACACCTTGCATAATAGCTGGTTTGAGGCAAAGCCGCTAATCAGAATATATATAACTGGCGGCGGGGGAACTTCCGGAGCGTTAAAGGTTGGCAGCGCAACAGTCGTGCTCTCTGACGTTAGCTCTAATATTATGATTGACTGCGAGACGCAAAACGCATACTCAATAGGGCTGGGTGGCGCGATTGCCAATGCTAACAACAAGATACAGACGCTCAAGTTTCCGACGTTGCCGCCTGGGGACACAGAAATATCGTGGATTGGCGATATCTCAATCTCAAAAATGCAAATTGTACCTAGGTGGTGGAGACTATGAGACCGATTTTATACGACGAGACGGAAACGTCGTACTCCAAAAATGGGCTTGGTGTCCTGACCGATGCTATCAGTTGCGCAGTGACCCAGGAGCGGAATGGCTCCTATGAGTTGGAGATGGAGTATCCAGTGCTTGGGATCCATTTTGATGACCTTAAATTACAGCGCATCATCCTGGCGAAACCAGATGAATCCAGCAGAAACCAGCCATTTAGGATCTATGACATATCCAAACCGCTCCTCGGAAACGTCACAGTAAACGCTCGGCACGTTGCATATGACCTCATGGGCATACCAGTCAAGCCGTTTAAGTCTACGTCGGCGCCCGCTGCGATGAAAGCTTTGAAGGACAATGCGGCAGCTGATTGCCCCTATACGTTTGAGACGGACAAAGAGACGGAGGCGACGATGACTGTTAGCGTGCCAACGTCGATTTGGGAACTCTTGGGCGGTAGTGAGGGCGGGATATTGGACGTATACGGCGGCGAGTATGAGTTTGACCGATACAAGGTCAAGCTACATAAAGCCCGTGGAAGCAACAATGGTGTTGTGATCCGCTACGGGAAAAATCTTGTCGATCTCACGCAGGAGGAATCCTGCGAGAACGTGTATACAGGTGTATACCCGTATTGGACGGACACCGAGGGGGCGCTTGTACAGCTACCGGAATATGTGCTCACCGCCGAGGGAACCTACCCTGTAACGCGCATACTTCCTCTTGACCTAAGCGACGAGTGGGAAAATGCACCAACGGTAGAACAACTCCGGACGCGTGCCACTAAATATATGACGGATAACAAGATTGGCGTGCCTAGGGTGAGCTTAACAGTTGATTTTGTGCAAGATAGCCAAATTGAGCAGGTCGGTTTGTGCGACACGGTAACGATCTATTTTGAGACCCTCGGCGTATCCTCCACGGCAAAATGCGTGGCAGCAGAATATGATGTCCTACATGAGCGCTATAACAGTATTGACATTGGGTACGTCAAAGAGAGCTACCCAAGGATTGTTGCAAATCACCAGCGTAAAATCAGTTCTACGGCAAGTAAGCGGGATGTGCAGAGGACATCGGCGAGCATCAGCGCCTCGACCAAAGCAGAGTTGAGCGGCTATGCCACTCAGACATACGTTACCCAGCAGATTCAGGCAGCGGTGGTATCGACATGGGAGGCGAGTTACTGATATGAGTACCCAGACGGACAAGCTCCAACAAATCGCCAATGCCATCCGGGCAAGTTCCGGGGAGACAGAGCAGATTCAGGCGTCGCTTTTTTTTCAAAAGATCAACCAGCTCAAGCGCTACCGCTGGGCTGACAGCACCTTGACATACTGTGAGCCCCGAGCTCTGGAGGCTGTGGACGTGGCAAAAAGCTACTGGATTGCCCGGGCTTCGGGCCGGAAATTTGTCTATTCCGGCGGCGCGACATTCCTCGACGGTTCGCCGCTCAACAATGCTGCTGAGCAGGGGCTTATCGACTGCTCCACCTATATTCATCTGGTCATGCGGGGCATTCCGTACCACAAAAGCCCCTATGTCAACGCCGCCGCGAATGCCACCTACAATGCATCGGCGCTTGCTACCAATACGGCATATGCTTGGGCTGACGACCACATCCGTTCCAGCAACACTCTGGGCGGGATGGTTCGCTACGCCGCCGATCTGGCCGCCTATTATTGGGCCGCCGGACGGGCCTTTACGGACGCAAGCCAGCGGAAGCCCGGGGATTTGATTTTTCACTCGACCCACCAGAACAACCGGTTTATGTCCATTACCCACGTCTCCATCGTGTCTGACAACATCGACCAGTACTACAACGTGACGGATGTGACCAACACGGTAGTTCGTACGAATTACGCCAACCGAAATGCGGATATCGTCTTCTTTGCGCGGCCTGACTATGAGCGATTGCCCCAGCAGTCCTATACCTTTGACCCCAATCACAACTATCTGGCGTATCCGTGGATCTTTGGTGACAGCAACACCTACAGCTCCGGCGTCACCGCCACGGCGGCAGAAACCGGTGTAACCACGTCCTGCTCTGGGGCGACGGCGTCTACCACAATCCCCATTGTGTCCTCCAGCTACCCCCTGTACCTCCCTGCGGGCACCTATCATCTCTCCGGTGCCCCGGCGTATCAGGATCGCCGCGCCCGGGTGGACTACTCCTATTGGGGCCTGCGGTTATATCCGGCGGACGGGCGCACCATCACCTCCCATGTCACGGGGTATACGTCGGCAAGCTATGGTTCTGCCCCTGTGGCGGTCAGCCAGACCCAGAATCACGTGTGGGAAAAGGGCTACGGCGCGACGTTTTCCATTGACACCCCGATGTCCTTTTACGCCAATCTATACATCTCCAAAACGCCCACGGCCTCCGCATACAGCGGCACAGACCTGTGGACGCCAACGCTAAGGAGGATCGCATGAATATTGAGTTATCAAACGGTCTACACCATTTTTATCAGTGGGACACCGGGCAGAAAGTCAGGGTGCCGGAGAATGTGCCGACGGTGCACTTTAAGTGGGGCAATGATGCCGTCTCGTTTGATGCGGTTGACGGCTGGGTTGAAATTCCGCCGGAGCTGACCCAGAAGGATGGGTATATCCTCCTTTGGACGTATAGGGAGGATCACACCCTGGACGCGGCCAAAATCCAAGTAGAGCGCAGGCCAAAGCCAGATGGATACGCATACACCCCCACAGAGATCAAAACATGGGAGCAACTGGATAAACGGATTACGGCGCTGGAAAAAGGCGGCGGAGTGGCTGCCGTTACCAGTGTTAACGGCAAAACCGGAGCGGTGGAGCTGACTGCGGAGGACGTGGGTGCTGCAACTGAGGAGTATGTTGACAACAACAGCAAGCTGTTTGTAATCAATATCACCGACAGCCTCAATGGCAGTAATGATAAAGTATATTCCGCAGATAAAACCTATAGCGAAATTTTAGGAGCTCTGAATAACGGTCTGTTGCCGGTTTGTAAAATGCCAAAACACACAACAGGTAGTTACGTCTATGGATTATGTTACTTCTCAGGCAAGTTGACTCCGCCTATAGGGAATGATTCTATCTTTTTCAGGAGCCTAGACATAGACACGCTTAACTCAAAACGTACTGTAGTGAGTATTTATCCAAATAACGATGTCGTGGTAGCCTCAGAACCGGTAGTAATGACCGGAGCAACCGATTCCAGATCAGGTATTCCAGGATACGTCCCGGTGCCGCAGTCCTCCGAACGAAACTACTTTCTCCGGGGTGACGCAAAGTGGAAGCCAGCACTCCAGCCTCCGGTTATTGCGTCTGTCGGGCAATACCTCTCCGTTAAATCCGTTGATAGCAATGGAGTTGTAACTGAGACGGCGGCGGTTGATGCTCCCAGCGCCGGAGGCCTCTCCCTTGGCCTCACCAGCGCTACGGTTGGTCAGACCGTCAAAATCTCTGCGGTAGATGTTAACGGTGTGCCGACGGCATGGGTGCCGGTGGATATGGCGAGTGGCGAGGACACAAAAGAATGGACGAAAATTATTGACGTCTCGGTCACAGAAGCTACACAAATGTTTAAACGAGACGGGCTGGATAATTATACGGAGTTTTTTCTCAAATGGAGCGATTTGCAAAACGCAACAACGGTAAACTCTGGTCAGGATTTGTACATTAACAACGTGATTGTCGCGTCTACCGCAATCACTGTGCAGAAGAGCGGTGCCGCCATATATGGATGGACATGGCTAAAATATAATGGACGCGTATGGATCACCACTAAAAGCGCAGGGGCGATATTGGGCAGCAATACAACGTTTGGGATTGCATATGCGCCATATAACACTGTGGACGGCGTTGGGCCAGCGACAAGACTAGAACTCCGGACGGCGAACGGGACTTATGCGCCGACTACTGGGAAACTTGAGGTGTGGGCAAGATGAAAAAATTTGTGAACGGCGAATACTTTGACATGACCGCAGAGGAAATTGTGGCCATGCAGGAAGCACAGCTCGCAATGGAGCACAACGTTGAGCCGCTGACGGACAGCGCAAAACTCGCATTGATGCTGGCGGCAATCCCGGAGGAACCGGTGCCGACGGTGGCACCAAAGGTTGGATACAAGTGGAAGGCGATATATAGCTCGTCCGCCGGATTTGCTTGGGAGCTGGTGGAAGATCCCGATGCGTTGGGCACCATGAAAAATCCGCTGCGCTGGACGGAGGGGCATGAGGTCAAGGCAGGGTACCACTATACTGACGGAACGCACATCTATGTCGCACTGGAGGACGGTGTGCCGACCGGGATTGAGGATGAAACATATTTTACGGAGGTGTAATCATTGGAGCTTGTAATTGCGATCGTGCCGCCACTCATAACAGGGGTGCTGGCGCTGGTAGGCGTGGTTATTACCAGCGCCAGCACGGCAAAAAAGATGCAGGCGAATTTGGAGAAAAACCAGGCTGTCACGGAGACAAAGATTGAGGAGCTGACCAGAGAGGTCAGGGAACACAATGGATTTGCACGACGAGTCCCAGTCGTTGAGGAGCAGATCAAGGTCATCAATCATCGGATTAAAGATTTGGAGGCTGAAAATCATGACCATTAAGAAGAAAATGTGGTGGAAGGCAGCAGGTATCCGCGCCGTGAAAACCGTGGCGCAGACGGCTGTAGCAATGATTCCCGCCGCCGTGACCATCGGCGCGGTGGACTGGGTTACAGTGCTAGGTACTGCGGCTCTTGCGGGCATCGTTAGCATGCTGACCAGCATTGCCGGGCTGCCGGAAGTGGACGTGGAGGAAGAAGTGGACGATGACTGACAGAGAGTTTACCAACCTGTGCTTGCAGCTGGTGGCGGATTACACCAACCAGAATATGGACAAGACGGACTGCGAGAGCATCACCACCGACAACGTATACACGGTCTGGAGTTGCAAGACGCTCCAGAACTGGAAAGCACTGCTGAGTACCACAGTGCCGGACGGTATGTACTATGAGGTAACGTACAACGGAGACCGGGATGAAGTGTACCTGGATGCATATAAAAAGTTTGAGAACAAGTGCTTTTGCACTTAACGAAGGGGGACAAGTAACATGTATACACCCGAGATCATGGAGACAATCAAAGCCCTTGCCTACGGGCTGGATGCTGACGAAATTGCCGCGAACTGCGGCATGGACATCTCTGAGGTGGAGCGCATCAAGACCGAGTACGCCGCCGACATCAAAGCACGGCGTGACGCGCTGAAGGAGGCCGGTTACTATGGCGGATAAGTGGCTCGGCATTGATGTTTCAGAGCACAACGGCGTCCTGAATTGGGCAGCCATCAAAAGGGCCGGGATTAAGTTTGCGATTATTCGGGACGGCTACGGCATATCCCATGTGGACAACCAGTTCCACGCCAACATGGCCGGGGCGATCGCACAGGGCATCCATATTGGTATCTACCATTTCTCTTACGCCCTGTCGGCGGCGGGAGCCAAAGCGGAAGCGGAATACGTCCTACGGTTGATCGAACAGTACAAGGACAAGATCGTATTGCCGGTATTTTTTGATTTTGAGTATGATACCGTGGACTACGCAAAAAAGTGTGGCGTAACCCTGGGCAAGGAGGCGTTCAACGCCCATACCGTGGCATTCTGCGATACCATTCAGGCGGCTGGCTACCGGGCTGGCGTCTACTATAACCTGGATTATCTCCGCAACTATGTGGACAAGGATCGGATCGGCAAGTACGCCCAATGGTATGCTCAGTATACCAACAAGGCCAGTACCAACAGCTGGGACTATTGGCAGTACAGCAGCAGCTACGTCATCCCGGGCTGCTCTGGCAAGTTCGATATCAATATCATGGCCAATTCCGGCAGCATCACCAACAGCCGGAAGTATAAGCAGGGCTGGAACAAGGATGATCGCGGCTGGTGGTATGCCGATAGCGCCACCACCTACTACAAGTCTCGCTGGGCCAAGATCAAGGGCAAATGGTACTATTTCGACGAGGAGGGCTATATGAGGGCTAATTCCTGGGAAACCGACGCGGGCGGAGACAGCTATTTTGTTGGGCCTGAGGGAGATATGCTGACAAATATGGTTGTCGGCCTTGGCGCAGACGGAAAACTCCAGCCCATTGAACAGTGGTATCACACCCTGGGCGAGGTGCCGAATGGGTACCGCAAGGAGCTGGACAAGCTGGTGGACGCCGGGAAGCTAAAGGGCAAAAGCGGAAGCGGCGATGATATGGTGTTGGATATGCCGCTGAGTGCGCTGCGGGTATTAATCATCCTGAGCCGGTAACAGGAGGTGACGGGGATGCAGATCAAGGACTATACAGTTCCGGAGTTGGAGCATTTCCGGGCAGCCTGCAATTTTACCAGTCTGGAGCGGGAGTTTTTCGACCTGCGGGCAGCGGGAATTACGATTGAAAGTTGCTGCGACGCGATGGGGTATTCCATCGGCGGGATACGGCACATTTCCGGACGGGTAAAAAATAAAATGAAACGGGTATGAAAAATCCCCCACCTTTCGGTGGGGGATTTTTTTGCCCGTTGAGGCTCCACTCAATCACCACTACGAGAAAAAGGGGAACTACAATTTTGAGGGCAGGATCATTTCAATCCACTGATGCATTGTCCAATCTATTTATCGCTACATCCCCACTAACGTGGGGTTGTGACTGGCATATGCATCAGACAGCAGGGGTTACCTGCAATTGTATTTTAACACGCGTTCTGTAAAATTTCAATAATCAGCCGACCAATTCGGCTGATTATTTTGACATTTTGAACCCGTTTTCTTGTACCGCTTAAATCAAATTGCGAATTCTTCACCGTACTTTTCCTCATGAGCCTTGCAGTATGCGTCAAAAAACTCCTGTTCTGTGCAACCTCCGATTTCCATGTGCAGTTTTTCTCTGATTTCATCGTCCATAAATTGCACGCACTCGTCGAAATCTACCTGATCGTTGTTATAAGATACATACATTGTTGTTTCCTCCCAATTGATTTATTAAGTATCTCCCTTAACTGTCTTTATT